CCTCGCCGTTATTCGGGCCTTCCCAGACAAAGCCGTTGCCGGCTATGTCTCTCTTGATGTTTTTAAGCAAATTGGCAATTCCCGGAGTCGTGAGGTAGCCGAGTTTTCCGCGCAAAGCATTGTCCACCGCAACTTCGTACTCGAGCGCGGTAATATTTGCCCATGTAGGGACGGCGCCGTTCGTACCTCCGACCACGCTGCCGATGCCGGAAGTTGCAGTAATACCCGTAGGTTGGTTCGAAGAGCCGGTGCCCTGAATCGCATACTGCTCTTGCAGTTGCATCAATACCATGCGCAAATCCATCCGCGTCAGGTTCTCAACATCGATGCTCGACTGGCGGATAAGTTGCAGCGAACTTTCCACAAATGCGCCCTGGCGCTTTGGTGTAAGAGAAAGTTTGGAGAGTGTAGGCGTGCTTTCGGTGATCGCGCCTTGTTCGGATACAGGATAGCCGGTCGAACGGGCTGCCCAACGCGGCAGGTCAAGATTGCCGACGAGGCCGGTAAGGCGACGAGCGCCGAGCATCGCCAAAGGCGTATCAGGATCGAGGAAGGGAATCAGTTCGCCCAGATTTGTAGCAACCATGTGGCCGCCCGCAGTCGTAGTGCCTACCGTCATATCACGACGCTCAAATTCCCGTATCAGCGCGCGGCGCTCCATTTCGGGGTTTTCGGTCCGCTTGGCGTAAGAGCAGAAGGATGGAATCAAAATGCCGCCCGGCGTCAGATTTGGGATTTTGGCGCTACGGGCTTCATGTTCGCCCTCTTGCATCATCTCATTTTCCACGCCATCGCGCTTTTCGAGATTCTCGTGGATGTCCCTGATTCCATGTTGAATACGAATAGCACGGTGCAAGGAGAATTTGCCCGGCAAATCAGCGTCTTTCGTGCGCTTGGTCAGCACATTCACCGACACGCCCGGCGCCTGTTCGCCGTCGTCGGTACCGGAGCCACCGCCGCCCTGTTCGGCCTTACGTTTTTCAAGTTCAAGTTTATCGGTGAGTTCATCAACAAGGTCGAGCGCAGCCTTGTAAGCGCGTTTTTCCCGGTCGAGCGCGGGGCCGTCCACCTCGTCTTTCCAGTCGTCAGTACCGAGTTTGGCGGCAATTGTGTTGTAGTTCGCTTCGGCCGTTACCCGCTTTTCGCGGGCTTCTTTGAGGGCTTCGGCTGTAGGTTTCGTTGCCATTGTGAAAAATAGTTTTGTGTTTAAAAGTTTGAGTTAAAGCCCCCGGAAATCAAATGAGCGTAGCCCTGACTTCCAGCCTACGGCGTTCGAGTATTCTTTGTTTTTCTTCGGTGTTCTGTCCGACTACTTGTATTATTCCACGCGGTTCTGTTGCTGTTCCGCTGCCTTCCACAGCCGTTCCACCTGTTTCCGCAGGGTTTCCGGTAGTTTCCGCCGATGTTCCGCCGATGTTCCGCGCTTCTTCTTCATCTATCTCAAAAGCATCAATCCCGGCGCTCCGCGCGCTCGTAGTCGTCCCACGGTACGCCGGCGTGATGACCGGCCCGAGTTCGGCGACAGTAGGAAAGCGGCGAATCTGACGAAGTGGCAAATTGCCCTCTGCGCGGGTAACCGTGTAGCAATCAGCAGGAAGTGGCGGAAACTGGAAAGAAGAGCCTTTTGCGTCGCGGCGCTGGATTCTTCGAAGTGCGGAGACATGAACCGGATCGGCTGGGTCATGATCGTATTCGTACCAAAGGCCGCGTTCGTCTGTACCGAAACGAAGATTTGGAACAGCCGCCAGAAAGTCACGGCCTTCATGATTGAAATAGCAAACAGCGTCCGAAAAATCGGTATTGTCGAACGCGCCCGGTAGTATTTCCTCCACGAACTTGACACCTTTTTTCGTGGTCAATGTCCGGCTGCGTGCATTGAACAGCGCAGCGTAACCGTACACAGTAGTTTTGCCGCCCTCGGCGCTGCGCACTTCCAATTCACCTTCGGTGTAGAAAGGCTCATTGTTGAGTTCCAGGTTTTGCATCTTTTCCATTTTCTGTATCGGTTTGTGATTCGCCTTTTTGTTCGCTTTGCTGTTGTCCACGCGCTTTTTCGCCTTCGCTCGACAGATATTTAGCCAAAGAGACTTCTACCAGACGGCTCAACGGAAGCGTATTGATGTCGCCATACAATTCGTCACCATCCGGCATTGCCTGTTTGCCAAGTTTTTCACGCGCCTCATTGCGGGTTAAAATGCCAGCCGCGACAAGTTCGACCAGCATCGCCGCTTCTTCTTTTTTGTCCAGCCCCACGTACATCGAGGTATCAAACTCGAAATACACCCGGCGTCCGCGCGACTCGGAACGGTAAAAAAGTTTGTAGTTAAATTCTTCCTGAATCTGTTCCACCCACGGAGAAAGGCAATGGAGAAGGAAATCTTTGCTTCGCTGCACACCGGCGCCGTAGGTTCCGTTCGTATCGAGTGCAAGTAAGTCGCGCGGCACTTTCGTTATCCGCGCCACATCCTCCACGTTCAGGCTGGCAAGTTGTTGAAGGGCGGCATCGAGCGTCGGAGGCGGGAAGTATTGAAGCGTTTGGCCACCATCGAGGTAAACAGGCGTTCCAGCCTTTTGAGCGGAGCCGACGCGGGCGATAAGGTTTTTTTCGCGAATCTCAATTTCGGAGGCATCTAACTCCTCGTCGGTGCTGACCACAATTGACGGATAGACCGACGTACCCATTTTGCTTTCCGCATAGTCGCCACGAGCAATGCCCTGTGCAAAAGTTGATTCGTGTAGCCAGGCGATGTCATAACCCAGAATTCCGTTCAGGCTCAACCCTTTTATGTGAATCATGTCCGTGTACGGCACTCGCTCCATTGTCGCCCGTCCCGACACATCGCCAGTTACGATATACCACAGGTTTCCGGCCGCATCATATTCAGGCCTCACAAAGACCATTGGCAAATGCTCCAAATACATCGGGCGCATCGTGTCATAATCCCAATGGATTCTTGCGTAACCGTTGCCGAGGCAGGCGTTTGTCAGTAGGGCAGTAATGAAATTCGTCCAGGTATAGTGCGGATGCGGGCAAGGCCCCAAAAAGAAGTCCCAAAGCGGATGATTGTCGGCGTCTTTCACGCCCGCTTCCGTGCGGCGCTTTAGCGACCGGTCCAGCATCGCCACACCTTCCGAAATGTACCGTACTGCGCAAAAGAAAGGAGGAACACCCAGCGCGGATTCTGTAGTCACATCCACATTCGCCAAATTCTGACGGCCCAGATTGAAATACGCCCAGAAACGCGGGTCGGTCAAAGTGATAGACCGCTTTTCAGTTTTCTCAGTAACCGCAGGACGGTTTTCAGGCGTCGGCATCGCTGCCGGGTTATACGGATGTTCTTGTTGCCAACGTGTAAGTGGAGAATCCCAAGGCATTTGCACGGCTTTTACAGTGCAAACTTCCGCGACAACCGCGCCAACAGGACGAATTTAAGTTTAACTGTTTTGACAGCGATGGAATTTTGCCCTTTGTGGCTTGCGCATTTTAGCCATGCTAAACGAAACGTAGGTTGAGTAACGCCGTAGTCCATGCCGAGCATAAAGTTCGCTCTCAAGGCAAATTAGAGCCTTTTTCATCGGAGCGCGGTCATTCTGATTTTCGGCAACCAGTTCCCAAAATCGCTGCATATAACCGTCGTGCGTCCGAATATCAGTCATATTTTACGCCAGGGAGTTTTTGTGAGAGGTAAGAGCCTTTGCGCGGTTTTATCTCAAAAACCATGCGCATCAATATCATGTCGAAATAGTCCGGGCTGCGCCGGATGGCGGCTTTTATCTCTTCTTTCGGTGTAATAGTGAGTTTGCCGGTAGCAGTTTGGCCGGTTTTTTTGTGGGCTTCAAATTCTTCGGTGATAGTATCGCGCTCCATTTGGTTTTGGCAGTCAATAAAAATTTCATGCTCGGCTACCAGTTTGGCCAACCTGAAAACGCATTGAGTTCTCAAATTCTGATAGTCCACTTTCACACCTGTTTCTTCGAGCGGCGTTGCCTGACTTCTGAAATCGAATGATGACCGGAAAAATCCGGTGAGGAAGTTGCCGACGCCGTTGGCATCGAACACAATGTTTCTGCCTGGCACTTTGTGTTCATCCGCCAGCCGTTTCATATTTTCCCAAATCTCTTTCCCGTCGCTTTTCGCCCACGCATACATTTTCACCAGCCGCAACCCGTCCCAAATGCCAATCCTCAACATATCGCTGCCCTCCATAGCCACATCGCAA